GATGCAGTTGCTCAAGCTCAATTAAAGGCAAGGCAAGCATCTGAACTTGAATTGATGAAGGATCGTCAAGACAAGGAAAAAGAAAGAATTAAGTTAAAGCACGCTGCTGAAGCCGAAAGGCAAAAGGCTCAAGATGAAGTTGAAAAAGAGCGTGAGAAACGTAAACAAGAACGCGATAAAGCACGTGCTGCAGCTAAGCAAGCAATGAGTTCGGCGGCAGGTTAATAAAGGGAATAAAAATGAAATCTTTTAAACGTTGGGAAGAAACTTTAAACGAAGCTAAAGTTACTATCGCCAAATTAAGACCTGGTCTAACTGTAACCCCCATGTGGAAAGGACGCAGTGCAAAGAACTATGGTATATCAGGAATGCCTGTTTACGATGGTAAGGTTAAGGTTCTTGGAATGGGAATAGTACCTTTTGGTAAAAAGGCAGATAAGAGAATGGTAATCGGTAAAGATTACAAAGACCTTCAAACCAAGTACAAAGATATTTGGAAGTCTGACGAAATTCGATACGGTCATTTTTGGAGTGCTCAAGGTAGAATGAAAGCTTTCTTTAGTGCAATTGCTCAGTCAGACAAAAAACTTAAAGATGGCTGGGTATGTTGGATTTGGGAAGTAATAGATGGACCTGATAAAGGTACAATACATTATTGCTTTATTGATTCTGATGACAGATGGGCAATTGCATTCTTAAATAAATCTGCAGAATTTGAGATGCTTACTTAATGCCTAGTTATGATAAGGTACTTGAGTTAGCTGAAGTATTAAAGTTTGACTCAGACAACACAATTAAGAAAGTAACACTTAATGTTAAAACTTATGATGTGGCAGTCGGAAGTTCAGTATATGCAGTACAACCTATGGTTGCTGTATTGAGTGCTGAAGATCTTGCCAACTCAGAAATAGAAAAAGTCTCTACAGCAAATACTGCAGTTGACATTGCTTTATGGGGATATGAGTATGCAGGCGGTGATACATATTATGATAATACTATTAAAGATAACGCGGAAAGTATAGTAGCAAACCTTTTAGAATTTCAAGGTACATCTGCTGTTGATATAACGACGTTAACATAGAGAGGAACAAAATGTTTTTTAGAGATACAAAATTAGACAGAGAAGCTGTCTTTGAACAATTAAAAATTGACGAAGGCGTCGTTAATGAAGTTTATCTTGACCATCTAGGTTATCCTACTTTTGGAGTTGGTCACCTAGTATTAGAATCAGATCCAGAACACGGAGCAGAAGTTGGTACACCTGTTGACGAAGACAGAGTAAAAGAATGCTTCGAGAAGGATTTAGATATCGCAATCAGTGAATGCGAAAAATTGTATGAAGAAGGAGTCTTCGGAGACCTACCTGATGAAGTACAACAAATCTTAGTTAATATGATGTTCAACATGGGAAGAACAAGACTAAGCAAATTTAAGAAAATGCATGAAGCCATTCTCAAAGGAGATTGGAAAGAAGCCGCTGTTGAGGGTAGAGATTCTCGATGGCACAAACAAGTTACTAACCGAGCCGAAAGATTAATGGTTCGTTTAGAAAATGTATAAATAATTTTACTAACAATATAGTATGGAGAACATAAAATGCCAGTAAATGATATAATCGCTAACGCGTTGGATAACAATCCACTTAACCTTAAGAAAGCTTTTGATGCTGAAATGACAACTCGTGTAAGAGCTGCATTAAATCAAAAGTATCAAGACATGACTCAGGAACATCCTGAAGTTGAAATGGCAGCTGACCTTGCTGCAGAACCAGAAGCTGAACAATCTGAAGAAGACTAAAAATGTTTAACCAAATATTCATTGGAATTATTTTGGTTCTCGGACTTGGTTCATATTGGTTATATAACGAAAACATAACTTTAAAAGAGAACGCAGTAAAACTTGAAGCTGCTGTTGAAGAACAGAAGGCAACAATGGCTGCTCTACAAGAATCTTTTGAAAGACAAGGACAATCGTTATCTAATCTTCAACGTAATTATAATCAAATAGAGCAAGAGAAGGACCAGTATCTTGCTATATTTGCTCGACACAATTTTGACAAACTTGCAGTTGCCAAACCTGGTCTTATGGAAATAAGATTCAATAATGGTACTGCCGCAGTATTTGAGGACATAGAGAATGACAGCAAAGCTATTAGCGAGCTTGACGCTCCTGACGTTCCTTAGCGGTTGTAGTACCTTAGGTAATCTATTTGGTACTAAAGAAGTTGAGATTGTCACCAAACCAATTAAGATTGAGATTATTCAACCGACACTACCACGTCCTATTCAATTAAACGATCCTAAATGGTATGTTGTATCTGAAGCGGTTATTACAAATCCGTGTAAAGCTACAATTCAATACGACCCTCCAAAATTTAACGACGAAGGTGTTGAGCAATTTAAACGGCCAAAGGACTGTTCTCTCGAAGAGCGCGATAACCCTGACTGGCCCGTAGGTTACACTTACCTTGACAAATTCCTTGACGACATGAAAAAGAAGAACAACGGTGATGTGGTGTTTGTAGCAATGACTGTTGGAGACTATCAATTGATGTCAAAGAATACGCAAGAACTTAGAAGATATATACGAGAGCTTGGAGAAGTAATTGTATATTATCGAAATGTAACTATTGACGACGAACCCGCGGCGGGTATTGCGATTCAAAATAAATCAGATAATAATTGATTTAATCTTAAATTCGTACCTCCTTAATTATAAATACCATTGACATATAATGGATTCTGTGATATAATAACCATATAACTGGAGTAAATATGTCTGACGACCTTAATCACGTCAAGACCGACATTGCTTTAATCAAAAAAGACATTCAATCCATTGGAAAATTCTTTGATAAAGTAGATGACGCCGTCGAAGGAATGCAAGATATTGCTAAGTCCTTGGCAGTGCAGGCACAGATTATGGAGAACTTTCAATCCAAACTAGAATTCATGGATGAAAGATTACAAGACCAACGTCGAATGAACATGGAAGCAAGGCTTGCCATGAAAGAAGAACTTGACGAATATAAGCAGGCCTTTAAAGAAGAGATGCTATCCGCCATGACTGATGGTAAAGAACAGCATCGTTTAATGGCAGAAGAAACAAGGCGTGCTCATGAACAAAGACATAATGAAACTTTAGCAATTATTGATAATATAGTACGTGACGTTAAAGATAAAGTGGCCATACAAGAACAACAGATTAGATCACTTGAAAATTTGAAGTGGTGGATGCTAGGAGCATTTGCCATTATTACTTTCATATTAAATTATGCTGACCTTTCTGTAATATTTCAGAAATAACCATTGACATCCTGCACAAATTGTATTATAATAGTCGCAACGATTAAATTATAAACATTTGGATTTTATATTATGCTTGACTTTGTGGAGATTCAGTATGCCCAGCAATTAGCAGGGCGATTGGACAGATACAAGATTACAAACCGCTCTCCGATGAAAATCAACTTTCGTTGTCCTATATGCGGTGATTCAAAAAAATCCAAATCAAAAGCTCGTGGTTGGCTCCTTGAGAAAGACAACTCCTTGTTCTATTATTGTCACAATTGTGGAGCAAGTCATTCCTTTTCCAATTTTCTCAAGGTGGTCGACCCTTTAGCATATAATGATTATGTTGCCGAAAAATTTATCGGTAAAGCCAATAATACGATTTCAACAGAAACATCAACTCTAGAGAAGACGAAGTTTGAGCAACCAAATTTCTCTCACAGAGATGTGTTAAAAAACTTAAAAAAAATCAGTCAACTCGATTATAATCACCCAGTAAAGAAATATATAGATAAAAGGAGTATTCCTACTAAGCACCATTACCGTCTTTACTTCGCCCCAAGATTTAAAGAATGGATTAACGGAATCATTCCAAATAAGTTTGAGAACGTAAAGAAAGACGAGCCTCGCTTAGTTATTCCTTTTTTAGACAAAGACCGAAAATGTTTCGGAGTCGCAGCTCGAGGGTTTGACCCAGACGGGCTAAGGTATATTACTATCATGTTTGATGATGTACCTAAAATATTTGGACTTGACAAAGTAAACTTTAAAGAAAAGTATTATGTTGTCGAAGGTGCGTTGGATAGTATGTTTTTATCAAACGCAGTTGCGATGGCTGGAGCAGACGGTGGTACTAACGCACTTGAAAATGTGGAGAATGCAGTCTTTGTCTTTGACGCTGAACCTCGAAATAAAGAGATTCATAAAAGAATGGAAAAGTTAATTGACGCAGGTCATAGTATTGTAATATGGCCTAATGATATTGAAGGAAAGGATATTAATGAAATGGTACTCTCAGGTAAAATTAGTTGTGTTGAGAGTTTAATGAGAACAATTACATATAAAGGTTTAGAGGCTAAATTGAAATTTCAACAATGGAGAAGGACATAGATAATGAAGGTTAAATTGATTAGTTATAGTCAATCCCCTGAGTACAACGAATCAGCTCAGGACTTAGTTGCTTATTGTGCGAGAGTAAGCAATCCTAATAATCAAAACAATAAAGAAACATCTGAAAAACTTTTGAAGTACCTTGCTAAACATAAGCATTGGTCTCCATTTGAAATGGTGAGTGCTTGTTTGGAAATTGAAACGACACGAGATATTGCACGCCAATTACTAAGACATCGTTCTTTTTCTTTTCAGGAGTTCAGTCAAAGATATGCTGACCCAACTGAAGATTTAGAATTTGTGGCACGTGAAGCTCGATTACAAGATCCAAAGAATAGACAAAACTCAATCCCTGTAGATTGGGATGATGAATTACATCGAAGAATTAACGAAGACTTTCGTATGAAGCAATTAGCATTTATACGTCAAGCAAAAGAATTATATAACTGGGCAATTGATAAAGGTATTGCGAAAGAACAAGCAAGAGCAGTGTTGCCTGAAGGAAATACAGTTTCAAGATTATATGTAAATGGTACATTAAGATCATGGATTCATTATATTGAATTACGAAGTGGAAATGGTACACAACTTGAACACATTGAACTCGCACGTGCAGTTGCTGAGGCAATATCTAAAATATTTCCTTTATCACAAGAATATTTACAAGAATAATAATAGGAGCAGAGAATGCAGCATTTAGGTATAGAAATAGAAACAAAAAGAGATAAGGAATTATCTGAGCAGTCGTTTAAGCTCTTAAAAGATTATTATTGTAGAGAAGACGAAAAATCACCACAACATGCGTTTGCTCGTGCAGCCGTTGCTTTTTGTGGTGGTAATTTAAAACTTGCACAAAGAATTTACGACTATGTTTCTAAAGGTTGGTTTATGTATGCATCTCCTGTGCTTTCAAATGCACCACTAAAAGGAGAAAAAGCCAAGGCATTACCAATCAGTTGCTTTCTTACCTATGTACCAGACACATTAGACGGTCTCATAGACCATACCGCAGAGCTAAGATGGTTATCTGTTAAAGGTGGTGGAGTAGGTGGTCATTGGTCTGATATTCGTGCAGTATCTAAAAAGGCTCCAGGTCCTATGCCTTTCTTACATACAGTTGATGCTGACATGGTTGCTTATCGTCAAGGAAGAACTAGAAAAGGTTCTTATGCAGCCTATATGGATGTTGACCATCCTGACATTGTAGAATTTATTAATATGCGTATACCTACAGGTGACGTGAATCGTAAAAATTTAAATTTACACCATGCGGTTAACCTTACAGATAAATTTATGGAAGCAGTAGAGGCAGGTGCTCAATGGGATTTACTAGACCCTAATGATAAATCTGTTCGTGAAACAATGTCCGCTCGTAAGTTATGGGAACTCATTTTAGAAACAAGATATAGAACTGGTGAGCCATACATGAACTTCATTGATACGGCAAACCGTGCATTACCTGATGCACAGAAAGCAATGGGTTTAACCATTAAGGGGTCTAACCTATGTAATGAAATTCATTTAGTGACCTCTGAAGAAAGGACAGCAGTATGTTGTTTATCTTCTGTTAATTTAGAAAAGTATGATGAATGGGTAGGGACATCAATGGTTAAAGACCTTATTGTATTCCTAGACAATGTATTACAGTTCTTTATTGATAATGCAGGAGATGAAATTAGTAAAGCAAGATTTTCAGCAACACAAGAAAGATCATTAGGTTTAGGTGCGATGGGTTTTCATTCGTATCTACAAAAGCATTCAGTACCATTTGACTGTGAACAGGCTGTCGGTATTAATGATGCAATATTTAAACATATTAAAGAAGAATCATTAGCAGCTACTTTAGAAATGGGTAAGCGTCGAGGTGAAGCTCCTGATATGAAAGGAACAGGTCGTCGTAATGCTCATATGTTAGCAATTGCACCTAATGCAAATAGTTCTATGATTGTAAACACTTCACCGAGTATTGAACCTTGGAAAGCAAATGCATTTACTTCTAGAACAAGGGTGGGAAGTCACCTAAATAAAAATCCATATCTCGAAGCAGAATTGGAAAAAATTGGTAAGAATACAGATGACGTATGGTCAACCATTATTACAAACGGTGGTTCAGTGCAACACCTAGATTTTTTACATGACCACGTAAAAGAAGTATTCTTAACAGCAATTGAATTAAATCAGTTAGCCTTAGTTAAGTTAGCAGGAGATAGACAAAAGTACCTATGTCAAGGTCAATCATTTAATCTCTTCTTCCCAGCTGGAGCAACAAAGAAAGAATTACACGAAGCCCATTATCAAGCATGGAAGCAAGGGTGTAAAGGATTATATTATTTAAGAACAGAAACATCTAATCGTGCAGAAAACGTATCCCAAAAAGTGGAACGCGAAAAGTTAGATGATATTATTAACCCAAACTCAATTAAGTTCAGCAACGGCTCGGAGGAACAACAAGATGAGTGTATCGCCTGTGAAGGATGATAGAAAAGTAGGAAAGAAAATGGAAGTACTAATTTATACCAAATCAAATTGCCCTTTTTGTGAAAAGGCAAAGGCATGGTTTAAACAACACGGATTCGGATATACACAAGTTGTATTAGATGACGAAGAACAAAGATTGGCATTTTATCAAAAATTTAGTAATGGAAAAGAAGTAAGGTCAGTACCTCAGATCTTTATTAACGATGAGCATATCGGTACATATAATGATTTGATGGCAATTTCAGATAAACTTGTAAAGAAACAAGGTGGTCTTTTAGAGTTTAGTGAAACATATAAACCGTTTCATTATCCTTGGGCTGTTGAAATTACAACAAGACATGAAAAGGCTCATTGGATTGAAGATGAACTTGATTTGTCTGAAGACGTAGCAGATTGGAAAGGTGGAAAGATTACACCGGTTGAGAAAGATTATATTACAAATGTATTAAGACTGTTTACACAATCAGATGTAGCAGTAGGTCAAAACTATTACGACCAATTTATTCCTAAGTTTAAGAATAATGAAATTCGTAATATGTTAGGATCGTTTGCTGCTCGAGAAGGTATTCATCAAAGAGCTTATGCATTGTTGAATGAAACACTAGGTTTGCCTGATTCTGAATATCATGCATTCTTGGAATATTCTGAAATGGCAGATAAGATTGATTATATGAGAAAGGCAGACAATGCAACATTACGTGGTCTTGGTCTTGCTTTAGCAAAATCTGTATTTAACGAAGGTGTTGCTTTATTTGCTTCTTTCGTTATGTTACTTAACTTTCAACGTTTCGGTAAAATGAAAGGTATGGGTAAAGTAGTTGAATGGAGTATACGAGACGAATCAATTCACGTTGAAGGTAACTCTAAATTGTTTAAAGCATTTGTAAAAGAACATAGTCGTGTTGTTGACGATGAGTTCAAAAAAGAAATTTATGAAATGTCAAAAGACATTGTAAATCTTGAAGATAAGTTCATTGACCTTGCCTACGAGATGGGTGAAATTGATGGTCTGGAAAAATCCGAAGTAAAACAATATATAAGGTATATAACAGACAGAAGATTATTACAGTTAGGCATGAAAACTAATTTCAAGGTTAAAGAAAATCCATTACCTTGGTTAGAATGGGTACTGAATGGTGCCGACCATACAAACTTCTTTGAAAATCGTGTAACCGAATATGAGGTTGCTGGATTATCAGGAAACTGGGATGATGCCTACGCAGCTTAAGGCGTAGAAATGATAAACAAGAAATACTTTCAAGACGTAGTTGATACTCTCAAAAAAGAAGGCAAGTATCGAGTCTTTAACGACATTGTAAGGGAGAGGGGAAACTTTCCTAAAGCAACATGGTATTCTAAATATTCACCTAAGACAATTGTCAATTGGTGTTCTAATGATTACTTATGTCAAGGACAAAACAAGTATGTCATCGATGCGATGGCAACTGCGTTAGAGAAAACAGGAAGTGGTAGTGGGGGTACTCGCAATATCGGCGGTACCTCTCATTATCATGTTACTCTTGAAAATGTTTTAGCTGACCTTCATCAAAAAGAAAAAGGTTTATTATTTACTTCTGCCTATGTTGCTAATGAATGGACATTAATTGCACTAAGTCGTATTATACCAAATATTTGTTTTATATCTGATAATAAAAATCATGCTTCAATGATTATGGGTATTAAACATTCTCGAGCAGATAAAATTATTTGGGAACATAATAACATGGACGATCTTGAGCTTGCATTACAAACAGCGCAAATGAATAATCAAGTTCCGTGTATTGTATTTGAATCCGTATATAGTATGGATGGAGATGTTGCACCAATTAAAGAAGTATGTGATCTTGCTGATAAGTATAATGCAATTACATATATTGATGAAGTTCATGCAGTAGGACTTTATGGTGACACAGGAGCTGGGTACTGCGAAAAGTTAGGACTCTCCGATAGAGTAGATATTATAAATGGAACACTTGGAAAGGCGTTTGGTTGTCACGGTGGTTATATTGCTGGTGATAGTATTGTCCTCGATGCTATTAGGTCTGTAGCTTCAGGGTTTATCTTTACGACAAGTTTAAGTCCTGTTATGTGTGCAGGAGCAATTGCTTCAATTCGTTATTTAAAAGAACATAATGAATTAAGAGAACAACATCAAGAACGAGCAAACACACTAAGAAAGTTATTTGAAGAAAATGAAATAGAATTACACCAAAATAGTTGTACTCATATATTACCTGTTATGGTAAGAGATGCAAAGAAATGCAAAATTATGTCAGATAAGTTGTTAAACGATTATGGAATATATGTTCAGCCTATTAATTACCCAACAGTCGATGTGGGTTCAGAGCGGCTTAGAATTACACCAACTCCACTTCACACCAATGGTATGATGGAAAATTTAGTTCTTGCTCTGAAAGAAACATTTAGAGAAATAACATGAAGTGGTTAACATTATTTACATCATTATCACTCGCAGGAACAGCTGCGTATTTTAGTATTATAGGACTGATGACAATATTCAGTGGTGCTGCTTTATCAATTGCTTTCATGGCAAGTATATTAGAATTTGGTAAAGTTGTATCAGCAGCCTGGCTCCATTATGAATGGGACAGAATCAATAATTTAGTCCGAGCATATTTCACCACCGCTGTCGTGGTACTTATGTTAATTACAAGTATGGGTATATTTGGATTCCTTTCCAAAGCTCATATTGACAGTGCAGTCACATCAGATAGTTACTCTCTTGAAGCAAGTATTGTTGACAAGAGGTTAGAAGGTAAGCAATTACAATTGGACAATCTTACAGGAAGATTAGAAAATTTAGATTATGTATTACAAACAAGTAAACCTGAAGATCGTAATTATGTGAACCGAGTACAAACAGAAGAAAGAAATAATATCAATGCTGATATAGATATATTGGTTGGAGAGATTGTTTCTTTAAACGAACAGAAGATGCCTATTCAGAGATTACAATTAGAACAAGAAGCTGAACTAGGTCCTGTAAAATATATTGCTGATATGATATACGGTGAAGAAGCAGAGTCAATGTATGATAATGCTGTTCGTTGGGTTATCTTAACTATCATCTTTGTATTTGACCCTCTTGCGATTATGTTGTTGATTGTATCAACTGCAGCATTCAAAAGAGACCGCGAACGTCCTGCTACACCTTTAGTTGATGAAGCCCAAGTAATGAACATGGAAGTCGAAGAAAAGCGCAGCGGATTAACAACAACATTAAATAGAAGAAAAATATGAATATAAAAAAATTATTGTGGGGTGGATTAGGATTTTTAAGTTTAGGAGTTGCTTACATTGGTGTAGTGATGCCAGGTATTCCTTTTAGTATTCCTGCCGTATTCGCAGCGTATTGCTTTGCTAAGAGTTCAGATAGAATGCATACTTGGTTATACAATCATAAACTGTTTGGTCCGTTTTTAACAAATTGGGAAACCAAAAAGGTATTTCCAAGAAAAGCAAAATACACAATGTTAGGCTTTATGGCATTTGCCTTATTACTGATGATTGTGTTCACAGGTAATTGGAAAGCAATAATGTATTCTGGTTCCTTTATGGCATTTGGTGCATACTGGGGCTTTAGATTTCCAGACACACCTGAAGAATACGACCGTAGAATAAAAGCTGGAGAGAAAATAGGTTTATTTAAATAAATAGATATATGAGTGGAGATAACGATAAACTACCGTTCGATAAAGACGGACACATAGACTATCATAAATGGATGCGCATTAATGCATTCGTTAAAAAGTTACATGATATGCATTATCTTGAGCAAGAACGTAGAGCATACGAACAACAGAAAGCCTGGCTTGAAAGAAGAAACGATATGTTACAAGATTTGGATATAATTGACAAAGTAGTAGATATGATGGACGAATATCCGGAAGCAGAAAACGTTATTAATAAAATATTGAGAAGATTAGATAATGACAAAAAGTACTGAGGAGAAAATCCTCCAGGCGGTTAACCTTTCACCTGATGAATCAATTGTTGAAAAGTTAACTGAAATTCATCCAATGAAACAAGCAGCATACGCAAGTGTGATACAACTTTGTGTATTTGGATTTATGCTGTTGTCCTTTTGGACAATACATCAATTTGTGTAGGAGAACTATAATATGGCAATGATATACGAAAGCCCAGATAAGGGCAAGACTGTTTATGCTAGGGAAATAGGCGCTCCGATTGCTGACAGGAAACAAATTAAGCCAAGCGCCGTAGAGGACGCAGCTGATGCAATGGCAGCAGGAGCATACAACGATAGAGTTCGTCGAGAAAAAGGACGAGTTCAATAAAGATTTTATTTTGGCGTGTTCAATAGGACTTAACATTGGATTCCTAATTGGACTTTTATACATTTAGAGGTAATTATGAAAAGTGAATATGTTGTGGTAGATACGATATCTGTTTTTAAACAAAGATATGTTGTACCCAAGAGCGAAATGCAAGCTTGGAACGAAGAAGTTAAATTAACTGATAAGCTTGCTAAAGAATGGGCGTCTGACGCTGTGACGACTGAAGAAGTAAAAGAATTCAGTCAAAGATGGTTAGGTGAAACAATTACAAATGTGGATTTAGTTGATACTGAAAAGGTATTACAATTATTCGCAGAAGATAATTCTCCTGAGATTTTTAAAGAATGGTCTCAAGCTAAGATATTAGACTTCATTAATAAATGGAAAGAAGAAACACCCAAGCCGTGATTTACATTTATGGAACAAGATCTTGCGCATTCTGCGACAAGGCAAAGCAATATGCAGAAAAATGGTATGGAGAGTATAAATTCCTTGACATTGGAATGAAAAAGTATTATAATATACTCCGTGAACAGAATATAAGTACAAATGTTATTCCTCAAATATTCGAAGACGATAAATATATCGGTACTTATTACGACTTTATTAAATCAAATCAATATAGGATGAGTGAAATCTAAATCATGTTAGACGAAAGAATCAATAAAATTTATCAAAAAGAACTTGCACGACAAAAAGGAACTATTGAATTAATCGCTTCAGAGAACTTTGCTTCAAAGGCGGTAATGAAAATGTGTGGTTCTGAATTTACAAACAAATATGCAGAAGGTTATCCCGGAGCACGTTATTATAATGGTTGTGAATTCATGGATGAAATAGAAACAATCGCAATTGACCAACTAAAAGAATTATACAGTTGTGAATTTGCGAATGTTCAACCACATAGTGGAGCAAACGCAAACCTTGCGATTATGAAAGCATTCCTTGAACCCGGTGATACAATTCTTGGAATGGATTTAGCAAGCGGTGGTCATTTAACTCATGGTGCTCCTGTCACTATCTCAGGTAAGTGGTTCAATTCATATACTTATGGTGTTGATGAATGGGGTATGATTGATTACGATGAAGTCGAAAGATTAGCACAAGAACATAAACCTAAAATGTTAATCGCAGGTGCCTCTGCATATCCAAGACAAATTGATTGGGAAAGAATGAAATATATTGCTATGTCAGCTGAAGCTTACTTAATGGTTGATATGGCTCACTATTCAGGTTTGATTGCTGGTGGTGTATATGATAGTCCTGTACCTTATGCTGATTTCGTTACTTCTACAACTCATAAAACACTTCGTGGTCCTCGTGGTGGAATTATCCTATGGAATAACCCAGACTATACAAGAAAGATTAATGGTGCAGTATTCCCAGGAACACAAGGTGGTCCATTAATGAATATTATCGCAGCAAAGGCACAAGCATTTATTGAAGCAAATACTCCAGAGTTTAAAGAATACTCTGCTCAAGTTGTGAGTAACGCAAAAGCATTTGCTGAAACATTAAATAAAGCAAAAACATTGGAAGTATTGACAGGCGGAACTGATTCGCATATCATTCTTGTTAGTTTAGTTCAATCTGAATTAAGTGGAAGACAAGCTGCCGATACATTAGAGATGCATGGAATTACCTGTAATAAAAATGGTATTCCAAATGATCCGAGAAACTTTAAAGAAACAAGCGGTATTCGTTTAGGTACCGCAGCTGAAACAACAAGAGGCTATAAAGAACAAGATTTCATTAACTTGGGGGAAAGAATTGTTGATATATTAGAGGACCCAACAAAATGGAAATGATTGGACAATTAGGATTACTTGCCGTATTCTTATGTCCTATGGTATTTGGTGGAATTACTACCTACTTTTGTCTTAAAGCACAAGAACCAATTACAGAACAAGTTTGGAAAGAATGGAGAGAAGATCCTGAGTTCCAAAAACAAAAAGTAACAAGCAGTATTAATTATAACGAATAGGAGAATATTATGGCATTAAAAATCGGCGCATATTCAAATGTTCACGAAGGAATTAAGAAAGGTACTTCAATTGGTAAACGTCCAAAGTCAATGGCGACTATGAACAAATCAAAGAAAAGATCTTTCAAAAGGTATCGTGGACAAGGGAAATAGAACTTGTATTATATTAGGTAATGGTGAATCTCGTATGGGAGTCAATTACCGAAAAGAATATCCTGACGCATTTGTGTACGGGTGTAATGGCGCATATAAAGAAAAGCCTGATGCATTAGTTTGTGTTGATGTATATATGCAGCATCTAATTTATAAGTCAGGATATTGTAAAGAAAATCTTTGTTACTTTTCCGAATGGGAAACTCTTCCCGGTGACGAAGGTTATAACTTAGCAAAACAATTAGGCAAGCCTGTTATTTCAAATGACAGAGAAGATCGTCAAACTTGTGTCGTATCAGGTTCTGATGAATTTACATATGTTACTTGGACAGATGATGAAGACATGGTTAAGACAATGCCTGAAATGCAAATCAGTTCTGGCTCAAGAGCATTATTAAGAGCATGTGAATCTGGTTGGTTCAATGAAATTATACTATTAGGATTTGATGGTATAGGAGCAGAGAACATATATCAGAATCACGAAGGATATGAAAAGTCAACACCAAGAGCTGAATGGGCAAGAGAAAGAATGGAAATCATGACAGCTCATAGAGATATACTTTACGTTCAGAAATGATTTATAATAGATTAGAATCAGCGGCATACGGAGAAGGAAGAAAGTACTTCAAGTGGTGGGTCCGCGTATGGTGTAATCGCAATAAATAAAGTATTAGGAGATTATAATTATGTATGAGTATAAAGCAAAATTAATTAAAGTAGTAGACGGAGATACCGTAGATGTCGATATTGACTTGGGGTTTGGTGTTTGGCTTCGTAGCGAGCGTGTTCGCATTATGGGTATTGATACACCAGAGTCTAGAACGAGCAACAAGGTTGAAAAACTTTTTGGACTTGCGGCAAAGAAAAGATTAAAAGAACTACTGAAATCTGATGTGGTATTAAAAACATTTAAAGGACGAGGAGGAGAAGATGCAAAGGGCAAGTTTGGTCGTATCCTTGGTGACTTTAATGTATATTATCATGCTGATGATCGTGTCTGTCGAGTAACTGAAATCATGGTCAAAGAAGGTCATGCAGTTGAATACCACGGTGGAAGTAAGGATGATGTTGAAAAACAACATTTAGAGAATCGTAAAAGGATTCTTTCCGAAGGACTTATCAACGAAGATACATATAATAAGTATGTAGCTTCTGGTAAATATGATTGACATATTTGCATATTTCAATAATCCTTTTATTTGTCATTCCTGTCGCGTCATGGTATGCGGCTGTATGGATGACTGATTATTTTGATGGTAAAAAATAATGAAATTAACTATTGACATTCTGAATGAACTATAGTATAATATACGGTATATGAGATATAATAATAAGAACGGAGGATTGTCTGTCGACTTAACACCTAGACCTAGACATCCTAAAGATAAAAGACCACCTACAGCAATGCCATTTGATGTAGGGTTGAGAAAGTTTAGAAAGAATGTTGAAAAAGCAGGAGTTCTAAAGGATCTGAGAAATAAAGAATTTTACGAAAAGCCTACAGCAAAACGTAAAAGGAAAAAAGCTGAAGCCATAAAAAGACATCAGAAAAGAATCGCAATGGAAAACAGATCTTTTTCAGCGAGAGGACAAAGAAATTACAGATAAACTATTGACATTCTTATATCAATAGATTATAATATAATTTGAGACGGTGGGAATAGACCATGACGGCGAGATGGAATCACGGAGTTAATAGCTCTACCATTTAGGACCCACGACGGTTACTGAGTTCGGGAGCAACTCCTGAAGCACCGACCGATATACCGAGCGACGTAAGTTTCGAGGTATTTCAACTGAGTGTGGACGAAACGCCAAAGAACCGACCACTGTCTCCTCTTTTTTGAATGGATTTTATATTATGGGATTAGTACGTGGAATGTCAACGCTTAACACTCGTAAGCGTAAAGTAAAAATCACAAAGGCCAAGTTAGCTCAATACGAGCTTGATTGGCGCGCACACAATCGTACCATGAAATCAAAAGGTCTTCATGAGTTGCGATACGAAACCTTGGATGAATATATAAATTACTGTTTAGGTAAAACAAAAATCACCAAGGAGTTCAAACCTTACAAACCAAACACTTCTTATCAAAGAACCACTCCAAACTATCCTAGTATGGAAATATCTTCTAGGTCAGGTGGTAGTGGAACTAAGAAAGAATCACCTAAATATACAGGAACACTGATTAAAGGTATTGCTACAATGCATAAATCAAATGCAGTTCCTATAATTAACCAAAAACAAGCTGAAGAAATATCTAGGATGGCAAGATGACACTATATTACGACTTTAACTTTGAAATCGACCGTGAAGGATTAAGGTTAACCGATAAACACAGAGAAGATAAAGACTTTAATCAAGTCGACATCGACAGGACTCCATTAAAAGTTGGAGATACATTTGTTTTAGAATTAGACGTGGATCGCTGTATGTTCTTTCGTAGGACAGGCAATCAATTTACAGACGATAAACAATTGGAGTTAAATTTTGAGTAAGAACGATATCACAGGAGATAACCTAACAAGTAAAGCTCCAAACAAAGCGTATGACGATGGTTGGGATCGTATCTTTGGTAAAAAGAAAAAAGAATTAAAGCCGTATAGCAATGATGGCAATAGTGCTGAACATGTTGAGGTACGAGCTAATTGGTACGGAGAGGCTGATGTTGATGAAGATGCAGAATTAAGTTCTGAGTTTGCTCATCCTGCTTATACAAGATACCCTCATCTTAAAGACCAAAAGATGAAACAAAAAGCAATGACTGAATTAAATTATGATGGCAACGAAGATCGTGGTCGTTACGGAGAAGATGAATCGAATGATTGAACCTTGGAAAATTATACAACAGTTAGAATCTGATAACGGAAAGCTTTTCAAAGAAGACGTTATTAGAGCTAATATTGATAATACGGAATTCGTAGCAGGATTAAGATTAGGACTTGATAATATGGTAACCTTTGGTGTTGCTCAAGTTCCTATTAAAAAGGATCCAACAGGAGAAGGTATTCGTCCTGAAGATTTCGTCAAGGTTGCTTCTCAACTTGAAAATAGAACATTAACAGGTCATGCTGCTCGAGATGCTATTCTTGTATTAATGGCAAAAGCAACACAAGAACAATGGAATGATTGGTATCGTAGAATCTTAATTAAAGACTTTAGAGCAGGTTTCTCTGTAAGTACAGTCAATAAGGCAGCAAAAGGTACCATCCCTGTATTCAAGTGTATGCTTGCCCACAGCGGAGATAACAATCCTAAAAAGATTACAGGAGACTGTGTTGTAGAATATAAGTACGATGGTGTAAGAGCAATCGTAATTGTTAAAAACGATACTGCTACCATTTATTCTCGTAACGGAAAACAATTAACTAACTTTCCACATATAGAAGAAGCATTCAGTCATAAGATGTTTAATAACCTTGTCTTTGATGGTGAAGTAATGTCAGCCGATTTTCAATCACTAATGAAACAAGTACACAGAAAGGAAGGTGCTGAAACTCAAGATGCTTACTTTGCATTATTTGATTTTCTACCTATTGATGAGTTCAGAACAGGAAGTGGTACATTACCTCTTATTAAAAGAAAAGAACTCTTAAAAGGATTTGAACACTCAGAGTATTTTAAAGATTGTATTATTAATACTAAATATCAAGTCATTAACATTGAAGACGATGCTGATAAATTTAAAGAAATTAATAATGAAGCAATTGAAAAAGGTTATGAGGGTATTATGGTCAAACCTATTAACGGAATGTATGAATGTAAACGTTCTTACGGTTGGTTGAAAATGAAACCTTATATTGAAGTTACACTTAAAGTTATTGATATTGAAGAAGGAACCGGAAAAAATGAAGGAAGCACTGGAGCACTTATCTGTGAAGGCACTGACGAAGGTAAATTTATCAAGGTTAATGTTGGCACAGGTCTTAGCGATGATATGCGGGATGATATTTGGAATAACTCTGACGCTGTACTTGGTCAACTAATTGAAGTAAGGGCTGATGCCATTACAATAAGTCAAGATTCGGAAGATGAATATAGTTTACGCTTTCCGAGATTCAAATGTTTTAGAGGTTTTAAACCAGGAGAAAAACTATGACGCAATATGATGAAGTAGTCGATAAACAAAGGACTATGTTAGAGGCTGAAGAATGGTCAATGAAAGTAAAATCCATTCATGTACATTCTTTTAAATCTATGTACTATGACGACCATCCTGAAGATACAGAGGGTGGAAAAATGGTCACTGATATAGAATATAATTGTGGATTAATTAAAAGGTCTCAAGGTAGTAAATTTATTCGTAACTTTGGAAAAGAACTCAAAGGCGAAGAATTATACGACCTTTATGTAAGACAATGAAAATCTTTAATCAACTCGGATTTTTAGCTTTAGCATTAATAGTAGGAATGGCTTTCGGCACAATGAAAGTCCAAGGTTCAATGGATTATGATTATGTTACTACTCAAGACGAACATTGTATGGCAAAGAATATTTACCACGAATCTCGTTCAGAGAACTTGGCAGGAAAATATGCTGTTGCTGATGTTGTATTGAATCGTGTTCGTGATGATAGATATCCTAATAATATTTGTTCAGTAATATATCAAGGTAAACATAAGCCTTCTTGGAAGGACCCTAATGTTCTTGTACCTATAAGAAATCAATGTCAATTCAGTTGGTATTGTGATGGTAAGTCAGACGACGCTGTAGACGCTGCTGCTTGGAACGATGCATTGTTTATTTCTTATAATATTATAAACAATAATAAGTATCGTGGAATAACCGAAGGAGCAACTCATTATCATACGACTTGGGTAAATCCTTATTGGGCTCCAACATTACAACACATAGGAACTATCGGAAGTCATATATTCTATCGAGCAGAATGAATAAATAACTCTATAAATATATTATGGAGTATATTATGAAATACGCTGGTGTTGACTACAGCTTAAGTAGTCCAGCAATTTGTATACACGAAGGCGAA